CCATGACCCTCCGCCTCCCCCTCTCCTACCTCCAATGCAATCGCTGCGGCTGCCAGTGGCTCCGCACCGGCCAACTCGCCGGCGCCGGCCGCACCCCTGGCTCCCTCTGCCGCGATTGGCCCCTCGATACCCCGTCCTGGTGCCACGGCCGCCTCCAACCCCCCCCTCCAGATCCCCCATCCAGCCAGACCCGACTATCGCCCCGCCCTCGCTAATCATCAGTTTCGCGCACGCACTATTCTATTCCCTCCACCAAACGCAGCCTTCGCACTCTTCGGCATTCTAATGGGGTTTTTCCACCCCCAGACCGCATTCTACGGACCGCACAGAACGCATTCTTCGGTCCCTCCGTAGACTGCGTTCCTTGCGGTCCCCTCTCCGTACATTGCGGTCCCCTCTCTCTCCATAAATACCTAATATATATATGAAGAAGGCGTAGAGTGCGTAGGCTGCGGGGGGGTAATACAATGGCCCCTCTCTCGCGCATTCTCTCCCCCTCGCCTGCCTACCCCGGTTGACACCATTCCGCATCATCGGAAGAGATGGGGAAGCTTCGCGCCCGGGCCACGACGCAAGTCGTCAAAGCGGTTGGCGACCCCCGGGGGGTGGGCCGGGTGCCCGATTCCTTGCGCCCTGCCCTCTCACTTGATTTGCCAGCTGACTCGTTTTCGGTCCGGTCAGCTCGGGCTGGTGGTCAACCCCTGGTCACTCAGGTTGACAGCCTGATGCACTCCACCGATCGACGCTGCAACGGCGTGCAGTTCAGGGCGCGACGGCCACCGACTGCAATCGCGACTGCAATCCCAGGCGCCGGCACGGATCGTGTCCGAAGCCCGGGGCTACGCAGCCCGCCGCGCCGCTGATGGTGCGGATCTCTCGGGCGCCTTCCCCACTGGGGCCGAAGGCGTAGGGACATCGACAGAGAAGAGGCTACGGGAGGGGCGGACGGCGGCGTTGGCGAGGGTCCATGCCGTGACGGCGTAGACGGTGGTAACGGGGGGCTGGAGGCGGCGGGCTGGGTGCCAGCAGCCGCGCAGGAGGGGAAAGCCGAGGTCACGGCGCCAGCGCAGGACGGTCCGCCAGCGGAGCGGTTTCCCAGAAGGGCGGCGAAGCCGGAGGACATCGGACAGGTAGTGCAGGATAGCGGACCGGCTGCCGAGGAGGCGATCGAATTCGGGCAGCTGGGCGCGCAGCAGGGCATGTACGGCGACCAGGGTAGCCGGCTGATCATGGGCGGCGTGTTCCCGCGCCAGATTTCGGCGGCCCGGCATGGGGAGCGGGTAGCACAGTTCCGCTTGACGCCCAACCCCGTTTCGGTATACGTCTACATCAGTGATTGGGCATGTTGGCCCAACAAGAAAGGACGACTGATCATGACGTGCAAGATTCAATGGGTTTCGACGGACGGGCGCGCGACGCCGGATGACCATCCCGCCATCGGCCATGTCCGGCGCGAAGCGTACCGGGAACCCTACCCGACCGCCATCAACGGATTCATCGAGTACAGCGAAACGGAGTGGTTCCCGATCTGCGCGGCGCATGCAGAGCGCTTGAACGACCGTGGAATGCACCATTGGCACTTCAAGGCGGTCCTCGGATGATCGCCGCGTTGCATGTGACCGTGGCGTGCGTGACGGGTGCCAGCGTGCTGGTCGCGGTGCGCATTCTCATCACGAGCTAACCCCAACCCAGAGAAAGGACGAATGATTCGATGACAACGATCACGATCAAAGTACACGGACTGAACGGACAGCCGGACCATCTGCGCGCGATTCCGTGCCGCTACCGGGTGGGCGCACTCGCGGTCACGCCGCGACTCGGCGAGGACTACGAGGCGATGCGCCCGCGCTGCTACAACGTGACGCACGTGCCAAGTGGCTGCACCGTCAACACGCGGCCGTTGGATTCCGTCGCCGAGGGAACCGACGTGGTCGACATCCTGACCGCCGACGCATTCCCGTTCGTGCAGTGCTGGGCAGCCGACGATCCCATCCGGGTGAGCGGCAACCAGTATCAGGCATTCGGCAAGGCCGTGCACCTCGCGTTGGAGCAAGCCCGGCTCGCCGAGATTTGGCGGGTCAGCACGCGGAGCATGAAGCGCCGCGCGACGATCGCAGCTAAGCGCGCAGCCTAGGGAGGACGGACGATGGCCAAGACCGAACCGATCAAGGTGGAGTGTCTGGAATGCGGGCGGAAGTTCCAGACCCGGTCGATGGACCCCGAGTGTCCCAAGTGTCACGGGGTCGACATCGATGTCCGGACCGTGGTGACGGCGCCGGCGCGCCGGATCGTGATGGTGGACCCGAACCAGCCCTTCCAGAGCTGGAACTACAATCGCACGATCAGGCGCTGAGGAGTCATGACGAACACGCGACGCATGCACGACACAGTCTACTACTGGAAGCCCGACGGGACGTCGGCCGGGCGCTGGTATCCGACGCTCATCACGGCGGACCAGATCGACGACACGCTGGCGAGCCTCCGGACGGCTGGCTATCACGCGTTGCCTGGGACGCGGAGCATCGGCGCGCCGGAGGGCGCCCCCCGATGGTGGCACGACGGCCCCCGCGTCCTGTGCGTCCCGACGCTCGCCGAGCTCCGCGAGAGCTGCACCGATGCCTGAATGCCCCATTCATCACACGCCGCTGGTCTGTCCCGCGTGCCAGGGCAAGGCGACGTCTCCGGAGTGCGGGACGCGGATGACGCTGATCGAGGACCGGAACGGACTGGCGTTCTGGGTCTGCCGGGGCTGCGACCATCAGGAGGACGAGTGACTAGCTAGGCGCCCTCGACGCGGCGGGGGCGGCCGATGGTGGCCACTGGCGACCAGAAAAGGACGAACGATTCTGTGTGCTGCGCTACCTGCCGGGGATGAGTGACGCGCCGTGGGAGTGGACCCGGGAGACGCTGCGCACGCGGCGAGCCGCTGCATGATCTCGATCATCGGCGTGCTGGTCGGCATGCTCTGGGCGCGGGTCGGCCTATGGCTCGTGTACGGGACACGGCAGACAATTCCCTAGCCAGCGCGCGACCGGCGGTAGACGGGGACGCCGGGCGTCTGCTCTCTGCGGCCGTCCTCCAGCGCGATGAGCAGCGTCTCGACATCAGGCAGGGTGCCGGGTGGTACCGTGTCGATCGGGGCCACCCGCCACTTGTACGCCGGCCGGCGGCAGTAGCGCCACAGGCCGCGAATGACGGCCGTTCGGGCGTAGGTATGAAACCGCCCTGCCCCGGGGCGAAAATGGACACTCGCCCGAATGAGCGCCGTGATCGCTTCATCCCAGCAATCGGCGAGCGGCAGCTGATAGCGCCGGGCGGCCATGGCGGCATACGCGCGGGCGAACGGGAGCACGGTACGGGCTGCGGGCGGTAGGTAGGACGGCACCGGGAACACGTCACCCGCGTCCCCACTCTGAGCCAGCCACCCGTCCCTGTCCGCGATGGGACCTCCCGTGTCTGATCGCGCCCTTAGCATGCGCGCCCGGGCACTGACCAGCCCGGCGGCCGGCCGGGGCATAGAGGGGGGGCATGGCCAAGCACCATCCCGAGGAGCATCACGCGCATGCGCATCACGCCCATGCGAAGCGCCCGGAAGACGACCCGGAACCCGACCACGATCTCCCGGAGGAGGAGGACCCGGAGAAGGTGCCGCCCGCAGCACCCGAAGGCGACCCGTTAAAGACGCACGTCTGGGAACTACCCACCTGAGACAGCAGAGGAGACGGACATGGCATGGATTGACGGCTACGAGACCGTTGCGCCGGGGGATGACTGCCCGGCAGCGGCCCCCGGGACGGAGAAGACGAACGAATCGCGGCCCTCGCCGGGACCCGGCTGGTCGAAAGCGACGACGCGCGGTGCGACACCGGGCCGGCCGACGGGCAAGGACAGCGATACCGGCACCGGCGCCGGCTATTGAGCGGCCATCGTGGCGGGACGGCCGCGAAAGCCGGGCAGCGCGGCTGGTGTCGTCCCGACGACCTCGCCCGTCACTGACCTGACCGCCCAGCACGGCTTGGGATCGCTCTCCGGCGAGCGGGTGGTCGATGTCGGCCGCCGGACCCTCGACGCCTCGGAGCGCTTGATCGGTGCCTGGGACGAGCTCGAACCGATCGTGCGCGCGCTCATTGGGAAGGTGCGCATCTACGCCGAGGGCGATGTGCAGGCCCAGGAAGCAACGGCCCTCTTGTCGTCTGTTGCAACCGTGGCGTCCAAGGTGGCGACCGCCGCGACGTCCGTGATGCGCGCCAGCGAAGGCCAGATCCGGCTGGCCGTGCTGATCCAAGGCCCCCGCCCGGAACGCCGGCATCCCACCGAGATGACCGAGAAGCAGCTCGTTGCTGTCGTGTTGGAAACCGCCAAGCGCGTCAAGGCAGACCACGGCGGCGTCTGTCCCGTCTGCGGGCCGGCCGTGATCACGGTGTCCGAGAACGGGAAGGAGGCGTGAAGGTGCCGTTGATCCAGTTGATCGTCATCCTGATCGTGATCGGCCTGATCCTGTATCTCGTCGAGACGCTGCTGCCGATCGATCCCGTCATCAAGCAAGTGATCCGGGTCGTCTTGGTGATCGCCCTGATCCTCTGGCTCTTGTCGCTCGTTGGTCTGATCCCGGCGCGGATCACTGCACTGCCTTGGAGGCGTGTGCTCGGCTGATGCAGGACGGCCTCGCCTACGCGAAAGAGATCGCGGACGAGTGGGAGCGCCGCGTCGATGCGGATGCGTTGCGGCAGTTCCGCGCCTTTCCGAAGCCGTATCCGAAGCAGCAGCAATTCGTCGAGAACGATGACGTCCGCGAGGATCTCCTGTTAGGCGCGAACCGCAGCGGAAAGACGATTGCCGTCTGTGCCCGGGTGGCACGGCGGCTCCGGAGCGGCGCCGCCCGGCTCATTTGGATTGTCTCGCCCTCGAACGCCATGAGCCGGCAGAATATCGTCCCGCAGCTCTACGAAGGCGCTCCGGGCATCGTCCCGTTCATCCCCGACACGGAAATCGCCACCATCCGCACGACGCCGGACTTCGAAGTCATCGGCCGCGACGGCTGGCGTGTCGTCCTCAAGTCGTGTGAGCAGGGCCGAGACAAGTTCGCTGGGGCGGCGGTCGATGAGATCGACTTCGATGAGCCACCGACCTGGCCGGTCTACAACGAGTGTGCCATCCGGTTCGGGGCGGGGCGCCGGTGTCTCATCCGGATGGCCGCGACGTTACTGCCCGCCCCCGGCGAGGGGGGCGGCGTCTGTCTCTGGCTCTGGTCCGAGAAGATCGAGCCGTGGCTGCATCAGCGAGGGGCCGAGGATCTCCGAATCATCAATGTCAGCATGTCGGACAACCCGTACATCACCGAGGAGCAGCTGACGGTCGCCCGCCGACTCTATGCCCCCGGGTCGCTCGACTATCGCATCCGGATCAACGGCGAACTGCTTCCAGGTTTAGTCGGAGCACGATGCTACTCGGCCTTTGAGCGGCGGCTGCATGTGAACAAGGCCCTTTCACCCGACTCGATCGATCCATTGCGGCCGCTGTATCTCGGCATCGATGTCAATGTGGACCCGCTCTGCTGTGTTGTCGTGCAGCAACACGGAAAAATCTGGCGCGCACTGGACGAGATCGTGCTGCGGCCCGGCAGCTTAGGCGAGCTCGGCGAGCAGATTCGGGAGCGCTACGGGGCGCATCGCCATGAACTGGTCATCTGCGGCGACCAGATGGCCGAGCATCGCCATGCCCAAACCGGCAAGACGGATTACGAGACGATCCTCGCCGCGCTCACTGGGTTGCGGGTGCGTCTCGCCTTGCCGCCGAAGAATCCTCCCGACCGGGATCGGGTCAACCTAGTCAACTTCCTGTTCGGAGCTGGCGGGTCGCCGGTTCGTGCCGAGGTGGCACCATCGTGTCCCGAACTGATCGCCGATTTTGAGCAAGTGCTGTGGCATCCCAGCGGCAGCCACATCAAGAAGTCGCATCACAAGGAGGACCCGTACTATCAGCGGACGCATCCCTCCGATGCATTCGGCTACATCTTGTGGCTCCGTGAGGCCTCCGCGATCGCCATGGCGCTGAAACCCATCGGGAAGCGTGGCGGATTGCCACCAGCCGTCTACGGCTTCACGCAAAGCTACGGCACATGAACGGCCCACCACTCCCGCCGGGTCAGTCCATCGCCGACATGATGCAGCAAGTGAACGGTGGAGGTCTGCCTGCGCCGTCCGGTCCGATGCCAGGCATGCCGCCGCAGCCCCCGCCGCAGCCCCCCGTACAGCCGCCCCCGCAGCCGATGCTGCAACGGCCGCCCGTGTCCGGGGGCCCGCCACGTCCTCTCGCCGCTCCGGGAACCGACGTGCAGATCAGTCCCGCCGATCAGGCAGCCATCGCCGCACTCTTCGATCCGGAACCACTCCCCGATGTGGATGAGAGCATCCTCCTACAGGCGATGCAGCAGTGTTACGAGCGGGCGAAGTCGGCGCGTGAAACCCGAAAAAAACTCAACCGGCGGAATTGGGATGCGCTCCACGGCAAGTTCGAATTCCTGGGCAAGAAGCGTGCGGGGCAATCCACCGTCGTCATCCCGTCGCTGGAAACGTCGATGGAACAAGTCTGCGCGGAGCTCTCGCAGCAGCTTGTCGGCTTTTCCAAGTGGTTCTCGGCGGATTACGAAGGCATGCCGCCGCCTCTTCCAGGTCTGTCGGCGGAGCAGGCATGCCAGATCCTCCAGGGCGAACTGGATCGACTCGCAACAGACAGTGGCGGCATTCCCACCACGTACGGCATGGGCCGGCTCGTCTATGACTCCTTGAAGATCGGCCTCATCGAGAGCGTCGTCACGTGGAAAGCGATGATGGTGCCCGAGGACGAGCCGACGTATGCGATCGGACCTGGCGGGCGTTTGGAGATCAAATCCCAGCCGTCGATGCGGTTGAAGATCGAGATCGTCCCCTACGAAGATCACTATCCCGACCCGACACCCGCACAGCACTACGACATCCACGAAGTCGAGGTCCCGATCGCCGATCTGCCGGGGATGGGATTTCAGGACGACGAGATCGAGAAGATGCGCCGGGCATCGCCGGGGGGCGAGAAGCAAGAACAACGCCGGCGCCGGCAAGGCATCACACCCGGCTTGCCGCAGGCACAGAATACCGTGCTCCTGCGGGAGTATTGGGGCGACCTGATCCATCCGCAGAAGGGCACGATGATCGCCGAGAAGGTCTTTTTCCTGACGGCGAGTGGGACAGCAGTCATCCGCAAACCGCAGCGGATTCGTGATCTGCTCTGGTGCAACTATCGGCCGTTCCTCACTGTCGTCCTGCTCCCCACTCCCACGTCGCGGGAGCATCATGCATTCGTCGACATTGCCCGGCCGCTGGTCGAAGCCGAATCGGAGCTGACGAACCTGATGATCGATGCCGGCTTCAACGCCGGGCTCGGCATCAAGGAAGTCCGCTCGTGGATGCTGGAGGATCCCAGCATCGTCCAGGGCGGCCTGCGGGCCGGCACCGACTTGGAAGTGGCCCAAGGCATGGGCGACGGCGATGTGGTCAAGCGAGTCGATACCGGCACGCTGAACCAGGACATGCTGAACGTCCTGGACCGCATCTCCCGGATGCGCCAAGAAGCGTTCCGGATCAACGATCTGCAATTGGGTCGCACCCCGCAGCGCAAGCAATCCGCAACCGAAATCATGCAGATCGAGGACGCCGGAAA